TCTCTTCCAAGATTTCTAATTCGTACCAGACACTCATCTTCTTATGGTATAAGATGGTGAGATTCTTTAGATTATATTAACTGCACTTATAGACGCAAATAGAGGCTATCCGTCTGCACCATCTTCATACGCTCCTTTAATTCTGTGATTTTATCAATTTGCTCGGTATGTTGGCAATATACCGCCATTGTAAGCCATTCTTCCAAGATTGCCACAATTTTAAATAGAGCACGCATCATATTCCCTTCAAATATTTCATATTCCTGACAGATAACCGCAGTATCTTCTCCATGAATCCATCGTGAAATCGGTTCAATCATCTCTGTAGAAATCGTCCAATAATCATTGTCGCCATCCATATCATAGAAATCATCTGTCATCTTCTTAATTGTTACAATTGCATCATATGCCTCCTGTGAAACATCCAGGTCATGTATAGAAACTGTTATTTTGTTATTCTCATAAAAACATGCCAAGACAGTAATAAGGTCCTCGCCAGATAGTTGATGTAACATCTGTCTGTGATAGAGCTCAGACATCAGAATGGGGTGTCCTTCATTGATTTCCGTTGCTAAAATACCCTTAATCGTAAGGTCCTTACTTATTAGTGTATAAGGGTCATTGCTGTTAATATATCCCAATTCATACAGAGTAATAACATGGTCTTTTACAATGGATTCGTGGTCTTCATATTCTATAATACGTTTCTGTAATGATTCACATTGTGCATTTAATTGAGAATATTTCTTATAATCCTCCAATGCTTGATTCCACTTTGGCCCAACATGTTTATTTTTAAGAGAAGTGAGTTCACGTTGAATCTCTTTCTTATTGGCATGTGTCTTCATTCGTCGTTCCAATTCATCTCTGCGCTGACATTCTGAAAAATAAGGCTCTACCATGAGTATCTGTTTCTGTGTTTCATATTCTACCTTTTGCACTTTATATTCTTCTAATTCCTTCATTCGCTGTTGATACCAATAACTCTGTTTCATGATTTCAAGCCACTTTAACGGCTCTGTTGATGCCTGAAGTGTCTTCAACATGAAATCATAATGAAATGTCATCTTACTCGTAATCGGTGGTCGTTTACCTGTCATCATATCCTTCAATTCATATGGGTCGGCTGGTTCCCTGTCTGGTAAATAAATCACAATTCCCTTATCATCCTTTCCACGCCGACCAGCGCGTCCTGCCATTTGAATGTATTCATCGTTTCGCAAGATACGCATGTCACCAACGGTCTCATCAAACTTTTTAAAGCCAGTGAATAAAACTGTTTTAGTAGGCATATTAAGACCTACTGCGAATGTTTCTGTGCAAAACAGAAGTTTAACAAGCCCCTTTGAAAATAAAATCTCTACAATTTCTTTTAACAATGGAAGAAGACCGCTATGATGATACGCAATTCCTCTACATAACAAATTATAAATGGTATGATATTGTGGATTCTTTTCTAAAGTAGGTAGGTGCCGATGCAAATGAAATGTAATAATATGTTTTACTGCTGCGGTATCACTGGAACTCAGAAGGTCTTTATCTACCTTCTTGGCATACTGTTCACATCCTTTGCGACTAAGTACAAAACAGAGCGCGGGTAACAATTCTTTGCGTTCCAACATCCGAATCGTTTGATTCAGTTGATACGTGAAACTATCCACGTGGATTTTCTGTTGCGGTTTCTTATTATCCTGAATGGCCTGTTTCTGTTTATCCGCGGCGAGATGGAGAGACTTTCTGGCATTGAGCCAATCCCTGTAGACTTTCTCATGATACACCTCCTTTGCATCCATGAGAGTCACAAGTTGATATTCTTCCGTGATAGTATCTCCTGTCAAGTCCATGACTTGACAGGCAGCCCTCTTTTCTTTATGAAAAGAGGGATCCAGGGTTATGAGATGATGAGAGAGAGGTACAATTCGGTAATTGGTCTCAATCAAATGTACTGGCTTCTTCTTTAACTGTCCGAGCCACTCTGCGACATATTCTGGATGGTCCAAAGTAGCTGAAAGCATGACCATATTAATATCAGGTGGTAACAAGATCATAGTTTCTTCCCATACTGCACCGCGGTCCTTATCATTCATGTAATGACATTCATCAAAAATAACAGCATCCACGCCATCTAATGAAATCGTTGAAGTGAGCCCTAAATGTTCTGTAGTAGAGCCCTTTTTATATAATAAATTCCTGAGAATCTCTGTCGTCATAACGACAATCTGAGCATCGGGACAGAATTTGTTTTCACCTGTTAAAATACCTACAGTCGCTTCTGTGAATTGATGCTTCAAATCATAGAACTTCTGATTCGACAGAGATTTGATGGGTGTCGTATAAAATACGCGTTTGCCTTTCTTTAGAGAATGATAAATTTGATATTCTCCTACTAAGGTTTTTCCAGATCCAGTCTTTGCACATATTAATACATGTTCATCATTTGCAATTGCACGAATGGCATGCCGTTGAAATGGGTCCAGAGAAAAAGTATAGGGATGGTCTGGAAGTTCTACTGGCTTTGTAATGTCTGTTTTAATAAAATATGACATCTCGTATTCATTATATATCTGTCAAATTATTTTAAGCTGGATGCAACTCTATATACATCCGATACAGTTTAATAAACTCTGGATTTATTTCTGTATTTATCTTGGCAGCTTCTTCAATTAAGACTCCTAATTCATCTACATGCGATTTAATTTTATCATCTAAATTGTAATCATGCTCTAATAATTCGATTGTGATTGGCGTAGTACGATTCTTTATTTTATATTGACCTGAAAGCGCAATAATTATATCAAATAATTCATGTGATTTTGTATGAATGTACTCTGACATAGTGTATAACACCTATTGATTCTATAGTATTTCATTTTTTATCAATTTTATTCCTATACTATACTAATGACCTCCTTTGAAACTCCTCCGCTCTACCTTGCCATTCATGTGATATCAGGCATGATTTCTTATTTTTATCCCATTCTAATCGTTCTCATCATTGCCTATCAGCTTCTACAGTGGATTCTTGGATGCAGATTCTTTCTATTTAGTTGGCAAATCAAACAAGGAAATTCATTAGAGTATACATTATATAAAATCATGCAATATGTGGTCGGATATTCGGCAGTGTATAGTTATAAGAGACTACGCTTTATCAGGTTATAATTAACGCCTATATCTACGAGTTTTTTTCTGTTTTTTACGATAACGTCTGGTCTTTCTAGTTCCACCTAGCTTTTTTGCTTGCTTTTTTTTCAGTTTTGCGCGTAGTTTTCTTTTGTGTGATCCTTGTTGTATTTCTGGAAGAGTTACACCAATTAATTTTGAAATTGTTGTATATTTTTCTGCGGCTTTCATAGTAGATTCGTTTAGTGGCATAAAACCAAGTTTTTCATAGATATCTACGTCAGGGTCTGTAGAATCATCTAATGTTACATAAGCATACTTGTGGTCTATTAAATAAAAACGACAAATACTGTAAAATATCAATGTAGTCGCAAGACCCATGCGTAGATAATTGTTGTTCTCTATTTCTAGATTATAAATATGTAGAACATTTGTTATGTCATTTTGTTTACCATTTTTTACTGGACCTGCCCTATATTCATGTTTATGTTCTACAAATGGTGCAATGTCAATCATTCCTACATAAGTTTCATTATGGAGTAAGTTAAAACGATATATTCCGCCATCAATCTTTTCTGTTAGATTTGGATATACAATTGTATATCCAAATTCACTAAAAAGCCCATCAATATAATTTACATAGCGAGTTGCAATTTGTACTAAAGGATTATTTGATGCTGCCGCCGCCGCCATTCTACTATATACTCATTTAAACAATACGTACTAAATAAAGAATAATATGAAAACCGTAGTTGTCACTCTGACAGACCAAGGCTATTTTCACAGATGCAAACGAACCATTATGGACATCCGTTCACGTGGAGAATGGACGGGTGATATAGTATTGCTCACAGTTGATTTTAATGCACCGCTTAACTTTCTGGATTATTATAATATTCAAGCGAAGCGTGTTCCACATATTGATTGCTCTAAAATCCTTGAAGCCTATAAAACGCATCCCATCAGACCCACATGTGATAATCGTGAGTTTGCAAAGCTAACACAATGGGATAAGTTTTATGCATTTAGTACGTTCTTTGCACTATGGGATAAAGTTATCTTTATTGATGCTGGTCTGCGTGTATTTGATAAGATACAGTATTTGGCAGATCTTCCTTGTGATAATGTGATTATGGCTCCAGATGATGCGGCTCCATATGATGCTCATAAACGCTTTGGTGGAATTATTGAAACAGACCGTAATCCAGAAGTTGTGAAACAGTTGGTTGAAGAATATGGCAGAGATATCATAAGAGAGCGTTATTTCTTAAACTGTATTTGGATGTATGATACTAAATTGCTTCAACAAATCACTTTTCAGGAATTAGTAGATGCAATGAATAAGTATCCTATTTGCCGTTGTAATGAAATGACTGTTATGAACTTGATTTTTACATTTAAGCATAAAGTATGGCAACCATTTCCCGAGTTTGCATCAAATGGAAAACGTCTGTTTGGGTGGACAGAATATGACAGAGATTATGGATATGGGACATGGCGCAACTTTTGTTTCTTGAAATATCCGAGTACGATTAACTTTGAATGTGAATAACATTATCTTTTGATAATGTTACACCGTAATAATAACATAAATCAAATACGAATCCATGAAGATTCATAAATATCTTCATATAGTTGCGGTCCAGCTGGGCCAAACCACTTTGCAGGTGCAATTATCTTTTTAGCATCTGCTAAATAGGCGCACCACCAAATAAAGGTAGAATTAGACATAATAAAATGGTGAAATTGTTGAAGAAGAGCAAATGTATTGATATCAGATTCTTCTAGAATCATATGAGGATAAGGTAACTTCATCTGTTTCCAGAATTGATTATCATCGCCACACAATACAATAAATGGATGCGGTATATTTTGTGTCATAATAGGAAGTGCGCGTACATAATACATAATATCCAACGGTCCATGAATATCACGATAGAGTTGATAGTCTGTCTGTCGTGAATGCATAATAATAACATGGTCTTTATTTGACAATAAAAACTGATACTTCTCAGATAGTTCTTTTGTTAGGGATGCCTTAAACATTTGTTTGATTTCAGGGACATGATATGTAGAACTTTGTAGATAACCATTCAGATATAAACCATGTTGATCGATACTAGGCAATTTTTTATACATAGTTGCAACATCTTCATGCCATTGTTTTAAAGGTGGAATAGAATCTACTAAATATGGCTTCATACATGATAAAATAGAATTCCAATACAAAGGGCGATTACCATTCTCTTTTGCATGAAATATCTGTAATCGTCCATCCTGTTGTTTTGCATACGAATATGCAGCTGCAATTTGAAAAAGTTGATTACCTAATCCTCCCATAACATTAACAGATACAATAGGTCTCAAATAATAATGTAATGCAACTAAGTCATGTTCAGGTCCTACTTCATCCAATCTAGATACATCTCTCCAACATAACTCTCTAATAATCATGTCATTCTTATGATATGCTAACATAAAATTAAAATAAATTTCATATTCAGATGCTCCTGAACCTGATTCTTGCACTTCATATAAAAATCTCATCCAAAATGGTACAGTAGGTGTTTCAACTAATGCAAATAATTCTTGTAGATATTTTTGAGTAAACATCATATGATGACAAATTCCAGATACATTATTTACACGAAATAGTGTAGGATGTAATCTGAACATATGTCTAAAATAAGGCATATGATGTTCTTTTCCTAATGCATATAATGGTATATTCCCTCTCATAAACGTAGTTGGTTTTACAACATATACATCTGCATCTAATATCAAATAATTTTCTAGTATACCAGGTATAGAAGAGCCAGCATATAACTTAATAAGCTGTTGCATATACCACCCTGCTTTCTCTTTACAATTATCAAGTGATTTAATATAGTCAACTGTAATTGGAAATATGGTTTCAGGTATATAGATACAGCCATCAATTGTAATTGTATTCGGCGACACGATATATATATTTCTATAATGCAATACATTTCGTTTTGTGTATTGAATTGTATCATGTATTCTGTTATAGTCATTTGGACCAACTGGAATTACAATGTCAAATAATGTATGTTCTATTAGATTAAAATCATCTGCATGTGGAAAATCATGTAGTTGTTTAACAGCATTATCAAGCTCAATCATTTTGTCTAGTGTAATATCGGCTACATTACATTCATAGCATTTTGACAGATAATTATTTGCTCCTCGAATAATACTACTATGCACTCCAATATGCTGTACAATAGACTGTTTTGTTAGATAGATAGTTATCTGTTTTTGTTCACAAACAGATGATAATATCCAATCAAATGCATAGTCGTATATACATGACTGTACAGTGTTAAAAAATGTATTACGATTACATAAATAATTAATACCTCCAAGTGTTACTAGTTTTCTATAATGTTCTCCTTCATATGTTACCCTGTGAAATTTATCGGCACACCGAAAGCCTGCAAGAATAAATTGCTCATCGTGAATATGCATCAATGTACTATCAATAATAGATAGCCAATTAGGACAAAACATCGCATCAGAATCAGAATTCATAACATATTTCGCTCCTAGATTAAATAGAATTTCACATCCATAACGAATAGTATAGGGAAACGCATTTCCAGGTAGAATTGTATAATTATTTTGGTGTACAATATTGATTTTATTTGAAAATATCTTAATGATAGGAACATGTTCTATCGTAAATTCTTTTATTAGTTGTTCAGTACATTCTGCAGAACCATCGTCAAATATAAGAATAACAATCTTACGCGATTTCAAATCACTATGCGATAATGAAAATAACGTGTATTTCAAGTACTCGGGTCTGTTAAATGTTGGAATAACAATACCAATATAAAAATCATTGTCGGCAAGTAGTTCTTCCTGTTCAATCTTTATTTCTTTAACTAATTCTGGATGACATATACTACGTATAATATGATGTGTTGCTGACATATTATACAGTACACAATACATATTCTTTAAATCTTTGGATAATTATGATATACGTGGTTGCGATAGATTAGATACAAGGTCTTTTGAATGAATATGTAGGTTATTAATTCTTATCCAGGTGTCATCATATAATATGTATGGAATAGATAGTCCATTTGCATCTTTTTCCCATTTATATTGATAACATGTATAATTAATATTATTACCAGGCCATTGCAATCCTTTTTTAATAATACCCTGTGTATGATACGGGTCATATCCGCCTAAATATACACCCATTGGAGCAGAATCAAATATAGATTGATAGAGATAATAATGTTCATGTACAATAGGTGATACGTCAGATGGCCAGTGAGTAGGAAGGATTTGAATGCGGTCTGTATGTAATTGCCAGAATTCATACAATGCTCCCATTTCACTAACAAATTTAGTTGTAGTATTAATAAATGTGATACAATAATCAATGAACTCTGTAAGTATAGTTGTATCTTTTATGAAACAAATTCCTGAGCAACATCGGTCTTCTTTATCATACATATATGCCATTTCTTTTAATGAAAAACTTGAGAGCCATTGCAGTGGATTTGCATAAATAAGATTATCAAGTTCAAGAAAAAACACATTTGATAAATTATGTTGTAACATCATTTGTTTCAGAACAGCAAATCGTTCAAATGAATAAATGAACAGTTTCTCTCGCCCCTGTAATCCATGTATAATATCAAATCTACCATTGTTGGCTGAAATACAATTATCAAACTCCTTATCTAATACAGTGATATATGGAACAATTGTAACATTATATGACTCTAATTGTTTACAATATGGTGAGTCCATATCACTAATGATAAAATAGATGGGACCTTTATAAAATAACCGCATTTGGTGTACTGTATCTATCGCATATTCTGGTAATGGACCAATGAAACAATACGCAATAATCATTATAGTTTAATGCGTTATATCTTTATATTCTACATTAGATATATTGAATACTTTT